AAAAAGATGTGGGTAAGACAGGAGGTATGTGGATTTGGGACAAGGGTGCTCCTCCTGACTGGGACTTTAGCCGCTACAATGGTGACGATAAAAATGAAGTAACGGAATATCTAAAACAGCAACAGTCCAAAACTGTGTATATTCCTTATAAATATAATCGGTGTGTTATGTTTGATTCTAACCTGTTTCATAAAACAGCGGACGTAAATTTCCTTCCGGGTTTTGACAACAAAAGAATAAATGTAACTATGCTATTTGGTACAAGAGAGAACACGGGAGTGGAACCTAAAGATATGTTAGAAGCTGCTGCGCTAAGAAAATTAACCTCTATGCCTGTATTAGAAAATCTTGATTTAGAAACTGGCAAAATCAAGTCTTCTATAGAAGAAGTTGCATGACATCTTCTGCTACAGCGTCTGAAGTTCATATTGAATTAAAGGCGCATGAAAGAGAATGTATAGTGAGGGCAGAAGCTACACAACGTCAACTTGACTCCTTAACAAGTAGAATAAAGCGACTTGAAGCAATTATTATGGGATCGACGGTAACAGTTATTTTGGGTATTCTCACGCTTCTGTGGAAGGTGTTACAACTACCAGTATGAAATACTATGCTAGTACTTCCTTTATGTGGTCAGAACTATCGTGTAAATGCGGTTGTGGAAATATATACATACAAGATGAAGCTATAGATAAATTACAAAAGACAAGGAACATAATTCAGGTTCCTTTAATTATAAATAGTGCAGCAAGGTGTCCAATACATAATGCAAGGGTAGGTGGCGCACCAAAAAGCCAACATAGGGCCACTAAGGCTCGACCTTCTACTGCTTTTGATATTTCATTACGTGGAATAGATAAAGAAAAACTAATAGATGCTGCAATACTAGCAGGGTTTAAAGGGTTTGGTACAAACTATAATAGTTTTATACATGTAGACAACAGAAAATTTGCAGCAGCTTGGTAAATTATGTATTATTATAAAGAAAAATTTACTGATTTTGAAAGAGAAGTTCATTACAGCAGTCTTAAATGGGCTACTAAAAATAAGAAATATGGAAAGTTTCAAAATACAGTAATAAACACTAATTTTATGAGACAAAAATTATATGAAGAATATTGGAAAGACTATTTAACAAAGGTGAAATTTTAAATGTTTGAAATTATTGCTTCAGTGTTATCTGGTGGGGCTACAGGCATTATTGGTAGTGCTATTGGCACAGTCGGAAGGTTTCTTGAAAAGAAACAAGAACTAAAACAAATGAAGTTGGAATTTGATCAAGAGTTGCAGCTTCAGCAGCTACAGATTACAGCACGAAAAGATGAACTGGAAAGTGAACAAGCCATAGTACAAACACAAGCGGACTCAGACATTAAGACTGCTTCTTATGCTCATGATGCTTCGTATGGTTCTGCTACACCTGTTATTGCCTCTATTTTAAGATTTGTACGTCCTGTTCTTACTTTTGCACTACTTGGTTTTGCCGGTTACATTTTTCTTAGTATACAAGAAAACCCGACAGTAGTACGTGAATTATCAAATCAGATTATGTTTTTAACTACTACAGCAGTAGCATGGTGGTTTGGAGATAGGAGCTTACGCAAATGAGAGAACTTACAACTAAACAAGAAACATTTCTTCAAGTACTTTTTGATGAAGCTGAAGGCGACTATATGAGAGCAAAACAAATCGCTGGTTATAGTGAAAAGACAAGCCCTTCAGAAGTTCTTCGTTCAATGAAAGACGAAGTACTTGAGCTTACAAAAGAGTATCTTGCAATGAATGCTCCACGGGCAGCTAGAGCTATGGTTAGTGTTCTTGATCGTCCTTCTGAACTAGGTAATCAACATAGACTTACTGCAGCAAAAGAACTTTTGGATCGTATTGGTATTCATAAAACAGATAAAGTTGAATTGACTGCCCCTAGTGGTATTATGCTTTTACCACCAAAGGATACGGCGCATGGGGTATAAAAAAGGAGACTACGCTAAATACCATAAAAGCAAACGCATGAAAGAAGAACGCGCATTAAGAAATAAGAATAGATACAGAGCACAAAAAAAGGGACGAGTAAAAAAGGGTGACGGTAAACATATTGACCATAAAGATGGTAATCCTAAAAACAATGGTTCTAAAAATCTAAGAGTTGTTGGTGCTCGTAGAAATCGAAAAAAACAATAATGTATAATGTAGGCTATTTTAAAATGCCCGATCCTGTAGGGCTAAAGGACGATAATGAATGGTTAATGATTCCTAGGATTAGTAGAACCATTCCTTTTGGGTACAAAGTTCATGATCAGGATGAAGATGTTCTTGTACCTATTATTGAAGAATTAGAAGCATTAGAATTGGCTAAAGAATATTTAAGGGAATACTCATATAGAGAAGTAGCGGGGTGGCTTAGTGACAGAACAGGCAGGGAAATTTCCCACATTGGTCTTAGAAAGCGAATCCAAAAAGAAAGGAAACGGAAGAGTAAGGCAGCAACATATAAAACATGGCTTAAAAACTATGAAAAAGCCCTCCAAAAACTTGAAGAAATTGAGAGCAAACATATCGGAGCGAAAAAAGAAACAAGAAGCGGAGAAGCCGCCTAAGCCTAAAGTTGTTATACAAGAAAGTTCAGAAATTACTTTTGAAGAACAACATAACATATTATTTAAACCAAATGAAGGACCGCAAACAGATTTTTTAGCGGCCTCAGAAAGAGAAGTATTATACGGTGGTGCAGCAGGAGGAGGAAAGAGTTATGCTATGTTGGCTGACCCTCTGCGCTACTTAGGACACCCACAATTTTCAGGACTATTATTACGTAGAACTACAGAAGAATTAAGGGAATTAGTTTGGAAATCACAAGAATTATATCCCAAGGTTATTCCGGGCGTAAAGTGGTCGGAACGAAAGATGCAGTGGACCTCCCCTGCAGGTGGAAGGTTGTGGCTGTCATATCTGGATAGAGATGATGACGTACTCCGCTATCAAGGGTTGTCCTTTTGTTGGATAGGCTTTGACGAACTTACGCAATGGCCCACAGGATTTGCGTGGGATTATCTTCGTTCTCGTCTGAGGTCTACTGCATCTGATTTACCTGTATACATGAGAGCAACTACAAATCCCGGTGGTGCAGGACATGTGTGGGTAAAGAAATACTTTGTTGATCCTGCTCCTGCAGGAAAAGAATTTTGGGCTGCAGATGAAAATGGAAATACTTTAATATATCCAGTAGGACATACTAAAGAAGGACAGCCCCTTTTTCAAAGGAAATTTATTCCTGCAAAGTTATTTGACAATCCGTATCTTGCTAAAAGTGGTGATTATGAGACAATGCTTTTGTCATTGCCAGAAAATCAACGCAAGAGACTTTTAGAAGGTAATTGGGACGTAGCAGAAGGTGCAGCATTTCCAGAATTTGACAGAACGATTCATGTTGTTGAGCCATTTGATATCCCAAAAAATTGGCCCAAGTTTCGATCTTGTGATTATGGGTATGGTTCTTATAGTGCAGTACTTTGGTTTACTGTTGCACCGGACGGACAATTAATTATTTACAGAGAACTTTACGTATCTAAAATGTTAGCTAAAGATTTAGCAAATAAAGTCTTACATTTAGAAGAAGAAGATGGTACAATTCTTTATGGTGTATTAGATAGCTCCTGTTGGCACAAAAGGGGCGATACTGGCCCAAGTCTTGCAGAGCAAATGATCATGGAAGGATGTAGATGGCGTCCTAGTGACAGAAGTGCAGGAAGTAGAATTTCAGGTAAAAATGAAGTACATAGAAGGCTGCAAGTTAAAGAGGCAGAAGATGAAAAAGACACTCCCGGAATGACTATCTTTTATAGCTGCATTAATCTTGTTTCGCAACTACCTTCTATTCCTCTTGATCCCAAAAATCCTGAAGATGTAAATACTAGATCAGAGGACCATTTATATGATGCGTTACGTTACGGAGTAATGAGTAGACCCCGGCGAGGTATATTCGATTTTACAATTGAAAACATGTCAGATAGGTACATTCCATCTGACGCAACCTTTGGATATTAAAATATGTCAGATCAAAATTTTGAAGAAACAGATTCCCTAGTTTTAGATGAAAAAACTAAAGACCTTGAACTTTCACAGTTAATTGCCTTCATTGAAGGCAGATTTAAAAGATCAAAAGATTGGCGTCGATTTGATGAAGAAAGATGGTTACAGTCCTATAGAAATTATAGAGGGCTATATGGGCCAGACGTTCAGTTTACAGAAGCAGAACGATCCCGTGTATTTATTAAGGTAACTAAAACTAAAGTTTTAGCTGCATATGGACAAATTACAGATGTTCTTTTTGCTAGGCAGAAGTTTCCTCTTAGTATTGAACCTACGACATTGCCAGAAGGTGTGACTGAAGCGGTTCATTTTGATCCTAAAACTCCTCCTGAACAAACAGAGGAAGAAGAAGAGGCAAGTCCTTATGGCTTTCCCGGAGATGGGCAAGACCTTGAAGCAGGAGATACACTTACAAGTTTACAGGACAAGAAACTTAATCTTGGTCCTTTAGAAGAAAAGCTTTCTGATATTGAAGGTCTTGTTGAAGGAGAGGGACTTACTCCTTCTGCTGTAACTTTCCATCCGGCTATGGTAGCGGCAAAGAAGATGGAAAAACAGATTATGGATCAGTTAGAAGAGTCAGGAGCAAGTAAGCATCTTCGATCTTCTACCTTTGAATGTGCTCTATTTGGTACAGGAATTATTAAAGGTCCATTTGCTATAGATAAAGAATATGCAAATTGGGATGAAGCTGGTGAATATTCTCCTACCATTAAAACTGTACCTCAAGTTAGGCATGTATCTTGCTGGGATTTATATCCTGATCCAGACGCAAGTAATATGGACGATGCTACTTATATTGTTGAAAGGCATAAGTTATCCCGTTCTAAATTACGAGAACTAAAAGATCGTCCTCATTTTAGAAAAGAAGCAATTGATCGTTGTATTGAAATGGGCGAAGTTTATTCAAGTCAATATTGGGAAGATGACCTAAAAGACTATTATTTAAATGATCATCCAGAAAGATATGAAGTTCTTGAGTATTGGGGATTAATGGAAACAGATATTGCTAAAGAATATGGTATCGACCTTCCTAAAGAATTTAAAAATGTAGATCAAATACAGGTAAATTGTTGGATATGTAATAGTTTTGTTTTACGTCTTGTAATTAATCCATTTAAACCTGCTCGTATTCCTTATTATGCTGTACCATATGAATTGAATCCTTATAGTTTCTTTGGTATTGGTCTTGCAGAAAATATGGATGACACACAGACTCTTATGAATGGATTTATGAGAATGGCAGTAGATAATGCTGTTCTTAGTGGTAATTTGCTTATTGAGGTAGACGAAACTAATCTAGTTCCGGGTCAAGACTTGCAAGTATATCCGGGTAAGGTTTTTAGACGGCAAGGAGGTGCTCCCGGACAAGCTATATTTGGAACTAAGTTTCCCAATGTAAGTAATGAGAACATGCAACTGTTTGACAAAGCCCGTCAGCTTTCCGATGAAGCTACAGGTCTTCCTAGTTTTGCACATGGACAAACAGGTGTAGCTGGTACGGGACGAACTGCAGCAGGTATTTCAATGCTTATGGGTGCTGCTGCTGGTAGCATTAAAACTGTAGTAAAGAATTTTGATGATTATCTATTACGACCAATAGGAGAAGCTTTCTTTAGTTTTAATATGCAATTTAATTTTGATTCTAGCATTAAGGGTGATCTTGAAATTAAGGCTAGAGGAGTAGAAAGTCTTATGGCTAATGAAGTTCGTAGTCAAAGGCTCCTACAGTTCTTGCAAGTAGTATCTAATCCTACACTTGCCCCGTTTGCTAAGTTTACTTCTATTATTCGTGAGATTGCAAATGCAATGGGGCTAGATCCAGACAAAGTTTGCAATACCCCAGAAGAAGCCATGCGTCAGGCTAAAATCTTACAGCAACAGCAGCCTGAACAGCCTCCACAAGCCCAAGCTCCAAATGCTCAAGGTCTAAGTCCAAATGATCTGCAGGGTGGTGGTGGTAGCAATATTGGCGTAGGAGCAGCACCTGTACCAATGGAGGAACAGTTTAGTGGAACAGAACAGCAACCACAACAGCCTACTCAGCAAGCTCAAGTCGCTGGTCAACAACAAGCGCCAGTGGGACGCCTTCAATAATTATATTGATTGGACTATCGTACAACAGCAAGCTAATTTAGAACAAAATACAGACATTATACATATACATAAAGCACAAGGTGCAATAAGTATTTTGCGTAAATTAAAACAATTGCGAGATGAGGTAAACGCACATGGCTAACACAGAAGAATTTAATGATGATGCTGAATTAACTGGTCTTATTTCAGAACCTACTGATGTAGATCCTGTAAGTGGAAATGAAATACCTTTAGGAGCTACTGCAGAAGGTGTTCGTGATGACCAGACTGCAGCTATTAGTCCCGGTGAATTTGTAATTCCTGACTATGCTGTACGGTATCATGGTTTAGATTTTTATGTAGAGTCATTGCAAAAAGCAAAGCAGGGACTAGAGCAGATGGAAGGCATGGGTCTTGTAGGTAATCCTGATGATCAAACAATGCCAGATGAAACTCCTTTGCCTACTATGGCTAATGAAGAAGCAGAAATGTTAGATACAGGAAAGCCTAGTGAGAGTATGCCTATGGACAGTGGAGAAATGTTGGACACTGGAGAACCTGCAGAACAAGAATTTCAAACTGGTGGTCTTGTAACTACGCCGTTACCACAAACTCCACAACAACAAGTTGTACCTACAACGCCATTGCCTCAACCTCCTGCTATTCAGCCTATTCGCCCCGTATCTACACAACCTGTACCTCCTCTACAGGTTCCCACAACACCTTTGGGTTTAGATACAAGTCAATACCAGCAAGGATATTATATTGAAGCTTCTCCGGGGTTATACCAATTGAAAGGCCCGCCCGGAATTTCTACTACAATGGGGCTTATAACACGAGATCGACTTAATCCGCAGTTCAAGGTAGCACCTCCCGGCACAAAGTATGAAGATGTTTTTGGCCCGCAGCCACGAGGCACAAAAACTGGGGCCGGTCTACAACCACAACAGTCCCTGTATGAAAGTTTGCAGGGTACAGCAGCAGGGCAACCCGGAGGGTACAAGATTGAGTCTTTTATTAATGATGACGGCAATATAATTTATCTTACAACTGTTGGGGGTAATGTGCAAGGCGGTACTCCTCCGGGGTATCGTAAAGCTAGTCCAGAAGAAACTGGGCAAACACGAAGAGACATCCCTGCTCAAGCGCCTGTTGTAACTCCTCGTAGGCGACCGCAACTGCCTGATGTTGGTGGCGGTGGTGAACCTGATTCCAGTGCAGGAAGTGCTTTTGATGCATCTTTTTCTTCCTCATATAGAGGCGACGAAAGTACACTTGGGCTGCTTTCGCCAAAGCGGGATTTAGAATTTGAAGATAAAACCACAACTCAAGCTAAAATTGACTCTTCATACAATGCTCATGGTCTTAAATCTCCGGGTACTATTAGTGCAAAAGGTCTAGCAAAAAAAGCTCTAGGTGCGGCAATTCCCCAACTAGGTCTTGGAATGAATATATTTAGTGCTATTAAAGACCATGACAAACAGCCTTCAATAGCTATGCATCAAGCAGCAAACGGAATGCATGGCAGTATGGTAGAAGGAAATTTATCTACTCATAGTATTGGGTCTCCCTTTGGAAAAAATATAACTGTAGCTTATGACGCTTTAAATCCTACCCGTAATGTGTCTGTATCTGAAGTACAGGCTGCACGGGCCAGTAGGCTGGGTGTTAATTGGACAGATCCAACTTTTAAGGAAGATAATTACATGTTTAATGACCAAGGCATTGCTGTTGATGCAGGTTCTAATCCCACATTTAGTGCAATGTTTGCTATTGATGAAGATGGTAACCTTGTAACAGACGGTGTAGGAGGAGTAGGTTTTAGATCGGGAGGTACAAATGCAAAAGGGCAAGGTGTCAATTCCGATAGTTCTATTTCTGCAACTATTAGTGTAGCTGAAGTTCAATCTATGACACCACAGGAACAAGCAGAACATGCGGCGGCTAGAAATGGTGTAAGTGACGATGGAATAAATGGAAAAAAGGGTTTTACGGGAGTATTCGATGGTGCGTTAAGTATAGCAGGTAAGGCGCAACGAGATGCAATTAGTGCTACAATTTCGGCAAATGGTGGAAAAGAAGCAACTATAGATGCGTATAATGCTTCACTTGAGCTACCGAATGTAGTACCATCAGAAAATGACGTAGCCTTACGGAACGCTACTGCAGCAATAGAGGCGGGTAATGCTGGCGCAGCAGGAGGAGATATCTGTGTAATTTGTGCTGAATTATATGCTCAAAATAAAATTAGTGATGAAGTTAACCTTTTTGATCAAGCTTTTGGAGCGAAAATAGAACAAACTGATTACTATGCTTTGGTTGGGTATCAATTTTGGGCTAGGTATGTAGT